GTATAGTAACATACTTAATTAATAAAGAGTATAAAGAACGATTTGAAAATAAATAGTTATGGAAATATCAGAAAATACAGGTAATAAATTAGCAGTAGAACACCTCGAACAATTTTTAGAAGCATTTAAAATTTACGACGCTAAATTTGAAGACTTAAAGAAGTTTCTAACAGTAACGCAACAGAATGAATGCTTATACGTTAATAGAATAAGTGTAGAGTCTAGTTTAGTTGGCTTAAATCAACTATTAAAAGTATGTAATGTAGTGAAAGTTAAAGAAATTCCGACATCTAATAACGTTGCTAAAGACTTTATTATACACCTAACTAAAACAGATGGTAAAACGACTGAAAAAGCACGTGTTCAATGCAGATTGATAAAAGAAGTTGATATACGCAAAACTGGTGAATCTGGGACTTGGGGAGTTAAGATTAATAGTTTCAAATATATAAAAGCTTAGATTATGACAACCGCAGCAGATGGACTGATCTTGCTATGGCTATAATAAATATTCACGAAAAAAAATAACATGCTAGAATTAAATAAAAAAGCCGTTCATATATTGAGCGGCTTTTTTTATGCATTAATAGTGAATGTTCGAGGTGGTGTTTTCCAATTAGCCCATTTTTCCTTATTCTCAACTATATAATTAGTATAGTTTTTCGGCTTTGAGTATATTGAATTAACACTTCGTTTTAATGGCTCTTTACCATTAAGTATGCGGGCAATATCATTATCTAGTTCATCACGTGTTTTTAGTACATTATACGACTGACAGCGACAATTAACATGAAACTTATTACTAAAATCAAACGATTTAGGATACCTACCAGCTAAGTCACCGCAAATAATACCGCCTTTATCGACGGCAGAAGTCCAACCAGGAGTTGTACGTATTTCTATACCTACTATAAAATCTTGGTCTTTTCGTTTTTCAAATTGGCTTAACTCATAAGATGCATTGATTTCATTTGATGACAGTCTTAAAGCATTTTTGTATGAACTTCTATATCTGCCTTGTCCTGGTGAATATGCCTGTGCCGATTTTGATAATCTCAATGTACCTTTTTGCTTTAATTGAGCTATTGTACTTTCTGACTTAACTATATCAATTTTAGAAGCATTAGACGCCTTTAATTCGTTAAGTACTTTAATCTCTTTATTGATTTCTGTTTGATTATTACGCACCTTTCTAAATAGCTTATCTGGCTCATTTAGGTATGTTCTTATTTCTCGTGATAGATTTGCTGCAGACCGCCCGTCTTTAATTCCAACCTCTAAAGCTAATTCTAGTTCATATTTAAGTTGTTTCGAATTTTCCCATATCTTTTCTGATAATCCTAAACCATTATCTTTACGCTTTATAAACTCATTTAAGGCACTTTCGTTATTAGTGAACCATTTCTTCTTATAAGCATCTGGAAGCTCAGAAAGCAAGTCACCTGCTGCGTATGTTGCTAATTCATTGTGTTTATTAACAGCAAGCCCCCACTCCTCACCTATTCCAGAAACTGTAACAGATTTTACATCGTAATTCAGCTGGGAGATAATACTATCTACTTTCTTACTTAGCTTAGGATTGTTTTTCCAGTAAAATTCATTGTTTTTGTCTAAGCTAATTTTATACGATAATTCAGCAACTTCATTAATAGCATTGTTATATAAACGTTTTATCTTACGCCTATATTTAGCTGCATTCTCAGTATTAATTTCATCGTATTTTCTTTGGCTTGGTACTGGCATTAGTATAATGATGTTACATCACTTTGTCTTAATAATTTTGCAAAAACATCTACGAATTTTTCATTACAAGATAGTTCGTTTTCATTCATAGTGTCTAAAATCATGTGTACTTTTTCATGATAAAATGTATCTAAAATCTTGTCTTCTGATAGTGTCATAGACTCCTGCATTGTGCTTAGCATTATTTTTGATTCACCGTAATTTGATTCACCGTACACTTGCTTATCGTTGCATCTTATATTATCGAAAACAATATTTATTATGGTTCCGAATAGTTTAAATGTTTTAGGTATTTTCATATTTACAATTCGTTTGCGTTTTCGTCGTTAATTCTCTGTACTTCTTCGTTTATGTCATCAACTTTATTAATAATACGTACTTTAGTCTGTAGACTCATTGCGATACCTGCATTAGCTACAATTTCAGCGTTCTCTTTGTCACTTTTAATGTTGTAAGGCTTAATCTTAGCACGTACAGAAATCGAGTCTAAATCCTTTGATAATTTAGGGAACATTATCTTCGCAAATGGTATAACTATGTCGTTAAGTTCAGTATTAAAAAATAACTCCCATTCACCGCCTAAATCAATAGCTTTTCCCTTACTGTCAATAAGCATTATATCTTTATTGTCTACAGAAGTTCGAGAGTCTAAGAGGTTGGCGAATGATATGTTGGGGATTTGATTGTCCTCAAAGAATGCATTACCCATATCTTTGATTTGATTTTCAGATGTCCCGTTATTAACATCCCATACAACATACTCAATTTTACCACCTTTTCCTAGTGGTATTACACGTCTTGAATCTTCGTCTTTTTCTTTTATTCCACCGTCTTCTACAGATTTAGCTTTATCCATGCCTTCCGTATCTCCTGCATCTATAGTAGCAAGTGGTACACTGTTTTTCTTAATGTACATAGCACGATAAGACACAGTTTCCTCAATTGTTTCTACTTGTGTAGTTCCCGAGTCACCGCCCCATACAGGCTCATCTAAATACGTATAAGAAACAGGAAAAACCTCTAATACCTTGCCATTATCTTTTATATCTGCTAATTTCCAACCTCCTGAATTTATATAACTTATGAATCTTGGCGTAGTACCAGAAACATAAATATCAAAGTATTCGTTATTGCTTGAATCAGTATAATTAAATGAAATTACAATTAAGTTTTTATTATTATCTACGTTTGCATAAATCTTATACCCGTCAATCTCTGAATATGTAGTGTGTGCTAATTTGAATTTAGATTCAAAACCTTTTATTACGTTTGGTTTTTCGTATGCCCTCCACACGGTAGCAATTTGACAGCTTGCATTATTCTTTTTTGCACGCTCCATGTTTTCATTGTCTATGTAATTCTGTGTTCTGTATAGCTCAGTAACAACATCTACAGCTTGCTTTTGGCTTTCAATTTCACTATCAAAAGAGAACATTAATTCTACGTTTGTTGAGAACATCATTTGAGCCATCCTATTACACGCTAATTTCTGCATAGCTCGCGTTATACGCTTCATATCGTCGCCTCCTTTATTATTTAATATAACAGGGTAACGTGATAAATCTTTTTTTATAGCATGTAAATTCGGATCGTACTGCTTTTTTAAGTTAGACCATTTAGGGATAGTAAACGAAGAAACCGATAAAGATGTTATTTGTTCTTCAATTGGCAATAATAGTATGGCGTCAAGTTGCTCTTGTGTCATTTCGTTATGAATTTAATAAATTATTCTTATTTTTTAACGTCTTGATTTTCAGAAACTTTGTCTAAATCTCTCAGTACAGAAACAACCTTCTTTTTTGCTTTCGATTTTGTATTTATACTAGTTCCTTCTTTTTCTAAATTTGACATGTCTAGTTTTGGAACCTTTAAACTATCAATTTGTTTTTTCTCTGATAATTTAAGTAAATCAATATCAGCAGCTTGGTTCCCATTTGATAATATGTAATTAGATTTACCATTACCACCATTATGTGTTGCAGATACGATTGAAACCTCTTTACCTGTTGATTTTAATATAACTTTCTCTGAATATTTAAACTTTGTCATAACATAAAATTTTAATTATAAAAACAAAAATACACTTTTTTTAAGTTAAAAGCAATTAAATAGTAAGTGTAGTAAGTTAAATGTATCTAAGTGCTTTTTTATATGCTTCGTTTGCTATATCGTTGTTGCTAACTAAGAAATTGTCGTAAATTGCGTAACATAGGCAATCTACAGCCTCATCATGAGAGGCATTAGGAAAAGTACATATTTCAGATAAAAACGACTCATTCCAAGCTCCTTTAACTAATTTAATGCGACCACTTTCCATAGTAGGTGTACATGTGTCTACCCTTGCTATTTTACCCTCATTTACATGATTACCTTTTATCTCTGATGCATTAAGACCAGTACTATCTACTAATAATTGCTTTAAAGACTTCCCAGATGCCTTTGGCTCTATTCTTACGCGTCCTTTTCTAGTAACCCTATTAGCATCTGCATATAATGGCACATATTTTAACAGCTCAGGCATTTCTAAGTATTTAGCCGCAAATCCTGTTATGTATAGTATATTATTCCTTTCAAAGCATGTCATTAAGCCTGTAGGGTCGTTTGTTGTTGATTTAGTATAAGCGCCATCAATATACATATTATTAACGTCATTATATGTTATTGTAACTTCTGGAACTATTTCAAACCATTCTCTTTTTATCTTGCCACCCTCCTCTGATGACGGCTCTTGCATGTATTGAGCCTGAAACGTTCTTTTTGTAAATGGCGAATCTCTCAATTCAATTATCTTTAACATTGGCATCTTATTTTCCCATAAACTTTTACCATTTCTAATTACTGGAAAAACTAAGTTTTTAACCTTATCGCTATTACCTGTTTGTTTGTAATGCTCAACTAACATAGCAGTAGCATCTTGCAGCCCTACTCTTTGCTGTATGTTTATTATAGGTGTGTCATCGCTATTCTTACGAGAAAATACAGTATTAAACAATACACGTGTGATTTTTGTGCTTATTGCGTTTTGGCTTTCTGAATCTTCGACTTTGTTTATGTCATCTAAACATATACACCCCTCAAAATCTCTTATTAATTCATCTACATAAGTTGATATATCAGTCATTTGACCAGCTCCAAATCCTGTAATTTGCCCTAGTATTGTCGCTGTTTTAAGCCCTCCACCCTCTGATGTTTTCCAAAGGTTCTTAGCATTCTGGTCTCGCTTTAATTCAACACCGTACATGAATTTAAACTTAGGGTGTGTAATAATATCACGAATACGTACAGATACTTCGCTTCTTAATTCGTCTGATGCTGTGATGTATAAAAAGTTTGCTGTTGGGTTTGCTCCTAGTGTTCGAGCTATGAAATT